CCAAAGACGAAGATCTCACTTATACCGGCGATGACAACATTGCATGGGATCGTGTGAATGGCGAACGACTGCGACGCGGACTGCCCGGACTGGCTGATTTGGGCTACCCCCGACCACCTGATTGATCTGAGTTAAATACACATTATGACCACATTTATTGGATTCAACACCATAGACCAGCCCAAGAAGTTTACTCTCACAGACTTTGCGCTGATCAAGCGTGATCTCTTGAACGCCTTCAACATCATACCTGGACAACTGGTAGGCAGACCCGGTTACGGCTGTGCTCTGTGGAGTTTTTTGTTTGAGAACCAAATACAACCCACAGAACAAGCCATGTTGACTGAAATACAACGAGTGATAGGTGGAGATCCGCGCCTGTATCTCAGCGATGTGCAACTGTTCCCCCAGGAAAATGGCATTCTTATTCAGCTGGCCTTGAGCGTGGTGCCCAGCACTGACGCTGAACGACTCAACATATTTTTCAACCAAGAAACACGTCGAGCCTCATACGTATAACTACGCCGTTTATTTCCGCCATAAATAATTCAATACGGAATACACATGGCAAAAACCACTAGACAAACTGCAATCTTTGGGGTTGAAGATTGGAAACGAATCTATCAAACCTACAGAGAGGCTGATTTTCAAAGCTATGATTTTGAAACTCTGCGCAAGAGTTTTGTGGACTACTTGCGCCTGTACTATCCCGAAACCTTCAACGACTATATCGAGTCGTCAGAATTTATTGCCTTGTTGGATGTGATGGCGTTCATGGGTCAAGCACTGGCCTTTCGCACAGACCTCAACACCAGAGAAAACTATCTAGACACAGCCGAACGTAGAGATTCAGTGATCAAGCTGGCCAACTTGGTCAGCTACACGCCCAAGCGCAATACTGCGGCGTCGGGTTATCTCAAGGTGTTTTCGATACAGACTACAGAAAATGTGTTTGACTACAACGGCATCAATCTAGCCAATATCACAGTGAACTGGGCAGACCCTACCAACTTTGATTGGCAAGAACAGTTTTCTGTGATTCTCAATGCTGCCTTGGTCAACACTCAACGCATTGGTCGTCCCGGCAACAGAACCACCATCCAAGGTGTGAGAACCGATGAGTATACCATAAACTTGGTGTCAGGATATCTACCGGTCATACCCTACAGTGCCACAGTAGACGGTGTCAACATGCCTTTTGAAGCAGTGAACGCCACAGCATCGGGGCGTGGCTATGTGTACGAACCCTCCCCTCGCCCCACAGGTGAATTCAACGTGTTGTTCCGCAATGATCAGCTGGGCTTTGCTAGTGCCAATACCGGCTACTTCTTTTACTTCAAGCAAGGTGTGTTGCAAAATCAAGACTTCAACTTGGCCGAAAGAATTTCAAATCGTTCAGTCAACATCAACATCGAAGGCATCAACAACCAAGATCGTTGGTTATACCAATTAGATAATGTGGGCAACATTGCTAGTGAATGGGAGTTTGTGGAAAGTGTTTATGCCGCTGCGGTAGAACAGCTGAGTCCCGATTTGAGAAAGATTTTTTCAGTCACCAGCCGCGTGAATGATCAAATTGCCATGGACTTTGGTGACGGTGTGTTTTCTGAAATTCCTGTGGGATTCTTCCGGGCTTATGTTCGCGCCAGCAACGGCTTGCAGTACATTATCAATCCTGAAGAAATGCAGAGTGTGGTGCTACCCATCAGCTACATCAGCCGCAACGGACAACTAGAAACACTCACATTCACTTGTGGCATTACGGAACCAGTCAGCAATGCCTTGCCCCGTGAGACCTTGGATGCCATCAAGCAACGAGCTCCTGCTAGATACTACACACAAAATCGCATGGTCAACGGTGAGGACTACAACAACTTTCCGTTCACAGCCTACAATTCCATCATCAAGAGCAAGGCCTTGAATCGTGCGTCTATCGGTACCAGTCGATATCTTGATCTTGTGGACAACACCGGCAAATATTCCAGCACCAACACATTCAGCAGCGACGGCGCATTGTATGAACAAAACGTGCTACCTGCATTTTTGTTTTCGTGGCTGACCATCAACGACATCGGCAATGTGATTGTGAATCAAGCGCAACCTGTGCTGGCACAAGCGTCGGCACAGCAATTTTATTATGCAAACTATCCTAGACCTCCGCTAACTGCTCAAAACATGACATGGCATCTTAGCACCACTTTGGCCAACGAAACCACAGGATATTTTCAAAGCAGCACAGGTTACCCTGTTGCAGTAGGTGCGTTTTCGTCTACCAACGCAAGATACATCACTGTGAGTTCCTTGATCAAGTTTGAACCTCCCGCTGGTTATTTCTTTGATGCCAACAACCGATTGCAAGCCGGCGTGCCCACTCGAGTGGATGAAAAATTAGTGGTGTGGGCCAGCCCCCAGGCCATCTACATCGACGGAACCAATCAAGGCCTGGGCAATTTTGACAACGGTACTGGTCCTGTTACTCTCAACAACTACATACCCTCGGGTGCAATCTGCACCCAGGTAATTCCAGTTTTTGTAACCGAATTTTCCACGGACCTGAGACAAAATATTGCAGCGCAGATCAATCTCTACAGAAACTTTGGTCTGGGCTACAACAATCTCACAGCCACTTGGTACTTGATTACATCTACCAATCTGGCTCAAGCTGCGCCTTTCAGTCTTGACAATGCCGAGAGCACCACAGGTACCGGTCAAGACGCCAGCTGGTTTTTTGAATTTATCACTGACGGTTCTACTTACACAGTGACCAGTCGTGGACTCGACTACTATTTTGGCAGTGTGTTGCAAACAAGATTTTTCTTTTATGGCAATCAACAGATTTTCGATAGTCGCACTGGCACCACCATTCGAGACTTTGTACGAGTGCTCAAAGTCAACAGTCAGCCTGACAGCAACAGACCCTTGAGCAGCGATGTCACTTTGAGAATCATTGATCAGACCATACAGCCCGATGGCTTTGTGGATGACTATCAAGTGGTGGTGTCCTATCAAGACAGTGACAACGACGGAGTTCCTGACAACCCTGACTTCTTTGATGAAATTGTTGCACCTGCTGTCAACTCTGCTGCCAAGCTGGTGTTCTTTCAGCGCATAGTGGACTTTGACAATCTTGAGCGTTATCTATTGGTAGAGTCCGGGGTTGTTAATGCCGAATATGCCACCTTGTATGACATTGAATTGGTCAAGAGCGAATACCTACCGGGTCAAGTGTTTTATGCCAGTCAACAACTGGCCAGCACCGAATATATCAGCACAGTTGAGCGTGTGGCAGCTGGTACTGTGGGGACATTTTATGTGTTGAGTGTTACTGTTACTGGTGAACGTGTGCTCACACAAACCAACGACTATACTGTAAAAACTGGCCGTCAGGATCTGTATTTTCAGTATCGTCACAACAGTGCTCTTACCAATCGCATCGATCCAGGATCCACCAATATTATTGACTTGTACTTGGTCACCGCTGAATATTACACCGCATATCGAAACTATATCAAGGACAGCACCGGAACCATACCCGAGCCTGACCGTCCCACAATTGATCAGCTGACCACAGCCTACAGCGGACTACAAGATTACAAAATGATTTCTGACAACATGGTCATGAATTCTGTGGTGTTCAAACCCTTGTTTGGTGCCAAAGCAGCACCGGCCCTGAGAGCCACAATCAAAGTGATCAAGGCTGCAAATTCCACGGCCAGTGAAAGTGAAATCAGAACCTTGATGGTGGCCAACATAGATGCTTATTTTTCAATTGAAAACTGGGACTTTGGAAACACATTTTATTTTTCAGAGTTGGCTGCATACTTGCACAGACAGATTGGCAGTGTTGTGAGTTCAGTAGTGTTGGTGCCATTAGATCCTGCCAAGAGCTTTGGTGATCTTTATGAAATTCGTTCGGCGCCCAACGAGATATTTGTGAATGCTGCCACTGTGACTAACATTCAAGTGATCGATGCATTGACATCCAGCAACATTCGCACAGCGCCAGGTAGTGGAGTGATATAATGGTTGATCGTGTGAGAACCGTAGATTTCCTCCCGGAGATATTTCAAACACCCACCAATCGGCAGGTGTTGTCGGCTACATTGGACCAGCTGGTTCAAGAGCCCAAGTTCAAAAAAACTCAGGGCTATGTGGGACGCCGTGTGGGCCCTGGCGTCAATGCCACTGATCGTTATGTGGTAGAACCCACTAGAGAACGCACTGACTATCAGTTGGAACCCGGCGTGGTCATGCTGGAACCAGACACCAACAGAATTCAAGACACCATTACCTACCCTGGTATCAGCAATGCGCTGGCATTGCAAGGCGCCGACACAATCAACAGCAATCGTCTCTACACCAGTGATTACTACACCTGGGATCCTTTTGTGGATTTTGACAAGCTGGTAAACTTCAGTCAGTACTACTGGTTGCCAGGAGGGCCTGCGGCCGTGGATGTGTATGCCAGCACCGTCCCTGCCACCAACAACTTTGTGATCACTCGTGCCAATGGTGTGTATACCGTGGAAAGCGAGATTGGCAATTATCCAGGCGATAACCCCACGATCTCTCTCTTGAGAGGCGGCAATTACACATTCCAAGTGGCACAAAATGCCAAGGAAACTGTGAATTTTCGTGTGGGCAACAACGGTACCAGTGCCTATCTCATTGACTATCAACCCAATCCTACATTGACTCTGGCCCGGGGCAACACCTATGTGTTCAACATAACCACAACTGGTGTATTTCCGTTCTGGATCAAAACACAACCCAGCCAAGGTACCGAAGATGCTTACAATGTAGGAGTCGATCGCAATGGTGCAGCAATTGGCAACATAACTTTTGTGGTGCCGCAAGATGCACCTGACACTTTGTATTATGCCTGTCAGAATCAGTTCAACATGCAAGGACAGATATCAATTGTGGATGGTACACCTGGCACTGGTCCCGGATTTTGGATTCAGGCCGCGCCTGGTGTGTCTGGTACTTTGCCTTGGGCACCCAACATCTCCAGTCGAGATGTGTTGGGAGTTGCCAACAACGGTGAAGATCTAGGAGTTGTTGAATTTTCAGTACCTTACAGTACTGCACAAAATTTCTATTATGGATTATCATACATTGGCAATTCGTCTACACCGGTTCCGGTTGACTTTGTGACCACTTTGAGTTTTGATCAAATCAACAATGAATTCTTGGTGCCATTTTTGGCCGAACATGGCGGCATCGATGGTGTC